GCATCCGTGCGTGGGCGAACCGTAAGACGAACGCACGTATAGCGGATGCTCAAGCTGACGTGGAGGAGTTCAAGGCCCTGCGTGAGTATAACGAGTTCTTGCAAAAGCAGTTGTCTGAGAAGGAGGAACGGTTCGTTGAGCAGACCGGACGGCTCCGGCAGGTGCAGGACGAGCTTTTCACCTTGAAGGAGAGTTATTCGGACGTGAAGCTAGAACTGGCTTTAAAGAGGTGCGAGAAAAAGAAATGCGGCGATCGTGAGCCGCAGAACGGTTATTAATGAGGGAGGATAAGGAATGAGAAATAACAATTTACCTCGGGGATTACGTAACAACAACCCCGGGAACATCAGAAGGAATAGCGATGTCTTCCAAGGCGAGAAGACAAGCTCAGACAAAGAGTTCAAGCAATTTAAATCGATGGCATACGGGTATAGGGCGATCTTCAAGATCCTGTCTAACTATTACCGGAACTATAAGCTGGATACGATCCGCAAGATAATAGGAAGATGGGCGCCGGAAAACGAGAATAATACGAACGCTTACATTAAGGCCGTATCTGATTATGCCGGTATCCCTGCCGATGATCCGATCAACATCAACGATCGTGAGCAAATGATCCGGATTGTGGCCGGGATGAGCAAGGTGGAGAATGGGAGAGAGGCTGATATGTCGGATGTTATTGCGGGGTGGAATCTGTTATGAGAGCATGGCAGATTATATTAATATTAGTGTGCTTGGTAGCCAGTTTCACCGCTGGCTACCATATCCGTGGAAATGATGAAGGGACAAAAGTACGAACCGACACGGTGATTGTCGTAGATACTGTAAGGGACTCAATTCCTGTTCCGGTGAAAGAAATTGAGATAGAGGAAATCGAGATTCCATGTCCCGTGTTAGTAACGGTGGAAGGTGATACGATAAGGGATACCACATATATTCCTATCCCAATCAGCCAGAAGGAATACTTAACGGAGAACTATCATGCTTGGATAAGTGGGTATAACGCTGCCTTGGATAGCATAGAGGTGTTTCCTAAGACTGTTTACATAACGAAAAAGGTCCCGGTTCGTAGGTGGGGATTGGGTGTTATTGGTGGATATGGTATTGGGCGATCCGGCCTGTCTCCTTATATCGGGGTGGGGGTATATTATAAGATCTGGTGATTTGTATATACATAACCACACCTTGCATATTTAGAGAAATAGTGTTTTAGTTTTTTTAGTCACCTTGCCTGTGAAGGTGAGGTGTTTTATTTCTAACAATATTTTGTGGCGTTTAAATTTTGTTTGTACGAAATTTCAAAGTCTCCATTTTTTAGAGTCTTGTGTTTTTAGTATATTATGTTTTTTATTTCGCAATTGAAAAATAGTTTTATAATATGTGGATAAGATATTATAAAATGTGAAGTTTTTGTGCACAAGAGGAAATCTTCTGTTATCTCAAGAATGTTTATTTTTAAAAAATAATTCATATTGAATGATATTTTGTTTATTAGAGGGCTTAAAAAATATTATTAACATTTAATTTGATGGTATGAAAAAGTATTTAGGTGTAATTTCAATTGTTCTTTTTGCGTTATGTTTCTGTGATTCAGTTTTTGGTCAAGCAGGAAATTTTAGTTCTGTAAAGATCGGTAGCCTTTCATCCGGACCAGGGTCGGCCACACGTCTAACGATAGTTCCTTATAAACACACCAATAATTGGGAGATGAGGGTTCGTGATACAGCTTCTGATGCCTTTCTAGATATCTTTTATGGCGTAACACAACAGATGACTTTTAAATGGAATACAGGGATTGGTATAGGTACTAATAATCCACAGTATAAATTGGATGTAAATGGTACGATCCGAGCTAAAGAAATCAAGGTGGAGACGGGTTGGGCAGATTTTGTATTCGCTGATGATTATCAACTCCCTTCACTAGGGGATGTTGAGACCTGTATTAAAACACAGGGACATTTACCTGGTATCCCAACTGAGGCTGAGGTAAAGAAAAATGGGACAAATCTAGGGGAGATGAATGTGAAACTTCTACAAAAGATTGAAGAATTAACTCTTTACATGATTCAACAAAGTAAAGAAATTAACAGGTTGAGTAAAGAGATTGATTGTTTAAAAAATAAATAGGACAAGCAATGAAACATTACATTATATATAGGATACTTATACTTTTGTTAATTGAAGGTAATATTTTTTTTTGCATTTTCTCAAAAGGATTTGGATTTTAGTGCAGATGACGGATATGATGATTGTATAAGTATTCAGTTAAAAACAAAATGTGGACAAACTATTTTTCCTCTCGGGACACGTGTCTGCATACAGGCTTTGGCGTATGTTAATATGACTCCAAGTGAAACTAAAGATAACTGTCATAATATATATGTATCTTCTCTTGGTAGATATTTGCCAAAATATGATGGTATATCAAAAGAAGAAATCCAGTTGAATACCACGAAATTTACTGAATAC